ACTGATGCGTTTCCTGACGGTTTTACTACAGTTGTCCTCGCTGCTTGGTTAATACCAATTAGCTTAGCTGTTTTCTTATTCCACTTTTTGACAACTGCAGCGCCTTTTTGTTGCACTTCTTTATCAAACAGGATTTCAGGATTATTCATCCAACCAGTAATGCCAACACCAATTAAGGCCTCACGGTCTACAATACTTTTGGTTATAGCAGTAAGGTAGTGAAAACTAGTAAATCCAGCTTGTAATGTACCTAAAATAGATGCTGCTTTGCATTGTTCGTAAAACTCTTCAGGAGAGTTTGACATTGATCCATTGATTTCTGTAAGATTACACATTTGCCAGCCTGAACGGCCGTGCTCATCATAACCATACATACCCACTTCTACACAAGGGTTGAATAGAATTTCTAAATCATCAGTCCACACAAAGCCTGGTTCCCCAGCGTCTTGTACTGATTGCATTATGTTGTTAAATTCTTCGGGTGAGGTGTCGTTACGTAGTAATACAGCACTGTTGTTGCTTCTCCCACGTTGTGGGTTATTAACAAACCAGTTACCTGTCTTTGCAGTTATCATATCTCTATCGTCTTTTGAGAATAGGCAGATTGAAGCTGCTCTACGAACACCTCCTGAGATAACTGCATCTGCCATAAACATTGAGATGTCATAGGCTACTATAGTTCTTAGTCTAGTAGCACCTTTTGATAACTCGTCCTCAAGTATACGCTCTATTTTTGATAAAGCAATACGTAGAGGTTCTGGCCCAGGAGCTTTAAAGCCTCCTGATATTTCTGAGCCTTTAGGCCGTATACTATTTAAATCGAAGTAGATTTTTCTACCTCTATAGTTCTCATCCCCGCCTTCGGTGAAGTATGAGCTCATTAACACACCTACTGCATCAGCCCAGCCTTCAATACTATCGTGAACAATGAATGTTTTAGCACTCTTCTTACGATGTGCGATGTCTGGTAGCTTTGCAATATGATGTGTTTGAACGCTAAATCCAATACCACAACCAGATAACATTAGAAATAGTGCTTCTTTGAAGAAGTCAGGTCTATCTAAGTATGTGGCTGTACAGTTATATAGTTTAGCGTGGTTTCGAAGCAGCTGTTCTCCTCCAAATTGTAGCCCACGTTGGGCACCAAGTAGCTCTTTATACTCATAAGCTAGTTGAGCGTATTGTATTAACTCTTCCAGTTCAGGAGACATTATGTCTTTATATCTAGTTCTATGCATATGCATTACACGTTCTACAGATTCATTCCAAGTTTCGTAACGGTTATGTTCTTCACTGAAACGAGCGTAAGATTCGTAGAATTTAGCATCTGACATTAGAGTACTAGCACTTATTTCTTTCATTATATTCCTTACGTTTTATTATTCGTTTGTAAGTAAAGTAATTCCTAAGAACACAATACCAGCTCCGACCATTTTTAGCCAGAGGGTGAATCCACCCCATAATGCAAGTGGAAATGTAGTTACATAAGCCCATTCATATAGTACATAGCCAATAGAGGTTAATTGTGCTAGTACTACTAGTACAAAGCCTAATACCATTGTAATTAAGTTAATTATCTCTCTCATATTGCATACTTATATAAGCTATCTTTAAGAGCATAACCTTCAAGGGCCCATATCTGCTCCCTAGCGTCTGAATAAGCAATTTGCTTACCAATGTCTTCGTCGAAATTTGCCATTGACACAGCTGCTGATTTACCCACTACTATGTATCCGTTTTTAAGGATAAGTGCGCAGATAGTGCATGTAGTGTTAGGTACTCTGAAGTACTCCGCATATACTATTGTTGCATCTATTAGAGCTGGTGTCAAGCGAGGAGCTGTAAGCCCTTTAGCTTGTATGCTCTCTTCTAAGTCTAGTTCGTTCACAATTAAGCTCCTGTAAGTTTTGCAGCATACATAATAATAGCATCAAGTAAATCGATACCTGATGAACCATTTAATGTAAGTATAATTACTAGTGCTGCACTCTTAATGAAGTGCCCACCATTTACAGTAATTGCAGTAGTCATTAAGCTTTATCCGCTTCCACTAATGCGGCACGTACACCTGTTACTTGCTTTTTAATCTCACCAAGGTTCTTACGAATACGAGCAGATGATGCTTTTGTAGGTTTAGTTGTATATGCGGCGATTTCCGCTACTGTGTTTTCTAAAAGTGTGTTTATTGTCTTTAATTCAGCCATTGTGAATCCTTATTGTATTGTTAATTTTTATTTGTGCAGGGGCGCAATCCCTAGAGGCAATCCGTGCTGCCTGAGTTTATTGCGATTACGGCATGGGAGTTACTCTCTCCTCTCGGGCCAGACGGTTACAGACCAAAAACTGTAGCATTGAGGTTGCAAGCTAAGTGCAACTCCTGTACCATATAGGCCAGCTCTCTACGGTTGTTAGCTAGTGCTTAGTTTAAAACTACCCTTTGCCTTACGTCCTAAACGAACTCCGATGGTTTTATACCATGTAGTTTAAAGTCTTCAAGCAGACTTACACCCATTACTGACGCATTAGTCCTCGTCTATAGTCTGATTAGCTATGCTGGCTCAGAACTAACAAAGCCTTGTGACACTTGGTGTGTGTTGATCGCCTATTATGGACCGGACGAGAGCGGTCACCTCTTGATACTCAATGGTATCTGAGCAGTATTGGACTTACATACCACGTAACTGCATTAATCTTACTAGCTAAGCTGTAGAGGATGGTACTAGGTAATGCCAACTATTAGTAGGCTTTAAGATGGTCTTGATAATAAGTTTTAACTATACTACTTACGTATCTAGATAAATCTTTAAGTTCTACTTGAGCCTCTACAAGAGCAGGAGTCTCTTCTTTAGCTATGTCAGCTATTACCCACTTAATCACTTCTCCGAGATGCTTCATCTCAGTTGCATTTGTGTCTGTGATAGCTTGAGTAAGTCTCCATACTGGAGTAACTGTTTCTGCTAATGTTGTTAACTTGGCTGCATATTCATCAGAGATAGGGGATTGCTCACGAGGTTGTTTAGGCTTACCACCATGCTTTTCACCTTTGACCTTAAGACGATATACCGGATGTACACCATCAGGCTTTGAATAGAAGTATAGTCCCTCACCAACATTATTTGGCTTATCAAAGTATTTAGCAATTAGAGAATTTGCTTCTATAGCTAACGCTGCTTTGTTTAACATCTCTTGCATTTCTTCAGGCTTATTAAAGTCTATGCCGACTTCATAAGAACCGAACTCACAGATATTGTAGATATTATGTGCTGGGTATGATAGTGTAGAAGTAGAATGTAGGGTATAAGTGTCATCAATATTACTAACCGCTCGGAAGTACTCAAATAAGTAAGCACCTTTATCTGCACCAGAACATGCCGCGTTGCCTTTTTGGATGTTACCTCCAGCCCATTCACAATCTAATACGATTGTGTGTGTATCAGTGTTTATATTACACATACCTTCAAGTATCATAATGATTTGCATCCACGTACTTTTAGTAGTATCAACAAACAAGGCCATACCATTTTGGTCACCAAGTATGGTACGTATATGATTACGGCCTTGAACCCATAGTTCGCCTTGTGAGTAACACACGGCCATATTTTCACCGTGGAGTTTCTCACTACCAGTGAATGTGAGTATAGGCATAATAGGCTTATAGGTTTTAAGCAGCTCTACTTGCGCCTCAGTAGGAGGTTCTCCTAGTGATGGATCGTAATTAGCGTAGAGCAGCCTACCTTTATTGTCAGTGTTTCTAAGTACTTCTTGGTATAAATTATTGAATGATGGGGTACTTCCAAATCCTAGGTGTCTACGCACTGACATTACTTAGCCCCAGGGAACCCTGAAGGTTTCTTAGCTGCTGCACCAGGAAAACCTGATTTAGCTGCAGCCGTAGGCGCTGTAGCACCTCCACCTGATTGTTGAGATTTCTTCCAAGCAGCAACTGCTTCAGGAGTGATACCATCTTCGTATTTGATTTCAGAAGCGTACTCTAAATCTTTAGCTAAACGATCACCGATATCTTTACCTTCTAAGATCTCAGAGCCAGATGCACCGTCTGATTGGCGGTAGAAACGACGTACTGATACGCCTTCTTGGATCACACCTTTATACATACGGTAGCTGATTTCAATCCATGCCTTAACTTGAATGTCGTTAAGCTCTGGGATACAGTTAAGCTCTTTACTGCCTTTTTTGAAAGTAACAGTAGTTGGTTCTGGATCTGATAACTCATCTTGACCTGCAACCGTTGCAAGTGCTTCAAGGATCTTGTAGCCAAATGTTGGTTGGCCATTGATTCCAAGGATGTTGTTACCATATGACATAGCTTTGTCAAAGAAGTAGTTGATTTGAACTGCTCCGTTAGTTGTAGTAGCTACTTCTGCGTGCTTAAGTGTTAGATCGAAGATACCTGATTTAGTGATGTATCCGCTTTCGCCTTCGTGTTTTACTGATTCTTGGTTTACTGTCATAAATGCCATTGTTGTTCCTTTGTTGTTTGTTATTATTTATTGTGAAAGACTGTTATAGTCTAAAATCTGAGATATTTGCCTGAGCAGCTTCTAGTTTATCTAGGTGCCCTTTTAGTGTGAAGTACTCTTCATCATCTTTTAACTTTCTAGTTTTGTCTGGATTAATAATATTTTCCATCCACATTTTTTCTGGAATATCTTTAAGTGTTGTTCGTGCTAGCTTATCTATATCTTTAGTATATACACATCTATTAGATCCAACAGCCTCAATAGTAATGGACTCATTAACTATAGAGTAAAATGCACCTTTATCTTTGAATTTTCCAGTACCAAATGGGATAAATGTTCCAGTAGGTTTACCATCTAACTTCTCTTTAATGATGTGATTTAATAAGATAATATTTACACCATTTAATTCTAAGTATTCGTGAATAAACTTGGTAAGTAGGCCAAGCTCTTTTGTTGCTTCAGAACCTTGAGAACCGTAGACATTAGGCTTTAGTGATGCTTTTTCAATCACATCTAACCAGATTTGAGATACTGAATCTATTACAACATTTTTTGGAGGCTGTCCCATCTTTTCAGTGTAGGCTGCTATCTTGTCTGTAACACCATCCACCTGGATTGTATCTGCACCATCTATAACCTTTCCACCATATAAAAATGTCTTCATATCATACCAAGAGTCTACCAACATATGTGGTATTGGTAGTGTAAAGTCTTTAGCGTCGCGAGATACTACGAATGTTTCATTTCCGAAGCTGGATATGGAAGTAGTTTTACCAACCCCTGCTTCAGCGTTTACTAATAATTTTATTGCCATTATGGCTCCTTATGAGGTAACTACCCTCGTTGTTGATTTGATAAGTTTAGAGACATTTCTGGTCATAACTCTATGGCCTTGGGATATCATTTACTTTAAGTCTGTAATCAGCTGCAAGTAAATAGCGAAGGTCTTCATAGTCCTTAAAGCACTGCACAGATTCAGCTATGAGCTTCAGTATGCCTTCAATGAAGCTATAAGCCTGATCATCGAATGGTAGAATGAATCTCTCAGTACGTACACCAATAGTCTTAGTAGGCTGTACTGCGTAACATAGCTCTACTTGAGTGATATTGATGCCTTTTTGACGAAGTATATATGCATATGTAAATGCCTGCAAACGGTAAGGATAACTAAATGATGTAGGCTTAGTAGAAGCTGTCTTGTAGTCACGTACAGTTAGTACACCTACCGGATTGTACAAGTCATCACCAGGAGCTGTTGATGTGATTGCATCATAAGAACCTGCTACAAATATGCCCGGGAGTAGTTCATGCGATATAAAGTCTTCAGTCGCTAGGGTTGTAGCTTGAAGGACATACTCTTTAATAACTGCTTCTGACATGTTCTTCCATAAACTATGAATCTTACCTGTGTCATATTCCTCATTGTTATCATATGAGTCTATGTACTTCTCAATTGCAGTGTGCAATTCGTCTGAGTCGTGTTTAATCCCACTCATCTTAGCGTTAGCTATAACTTCACAACAAGCGTGCACACATGTACCTAGAACAGTACTAGTACTGCCTGTGAACTTCTTAGGAGCACCTAATAAGTTCTCGTAGTACCAATTAGTCTTGTCCGAGAAGAATTTCTCGATACTTGAGGGTGATATTTTGAAAGCATCTTTAGGTAGTTGCTCTTTTCCGTCGTTATATTTAAATAACTGTGCGTAGTTGGTCTCAGTCATTATGTCTTCTTTCTAAAAATACTTTGTAAAGTTGTCTCTACTGAGTGCCCTATTAACCCCAGTGAGATACTTAGCCACATCTTAATACTATCTATCATTGGTTTCATCCTTATTCAGCAATTCTGCCAGTCTTGTAGTCCACAATATACCCAATATTACGTAATTTACCTGCTACTTGTGAGCGAGTAACACTATGTCTTGGCATTGCATTCAGTATAACATTAATATTACGACGTGATGGTGGGTTCTTTGCAGTAGCATGTAATAATGGTAACCAAGGCTTCCATGTAAAGCGGTCTTTTGTTTCTACGCTAACTCCAGTATTGGCTACAAATGGTTTAATCTCTTCTGTCTTAATGACCTGAGTAGCTAACTCTATTGCCTCAACCTTAGATTTTGGCAACTTAAATTGCGTGAGCTCGTTTACCATTTTAAAGTAGGCAGTAGTTTCTTCTTCATTTAATGTTATTATCATTTAATCTTCCTTTTGAATAGATCTTATATAAATTTCAACCCTAGGGTTCTCTTTATCTTGCTTTCCAACATAGAAAGCTTCCTTGACACAGTACTGGACGTTGTCCTCACTTACAGTGCCTGCCTTTTGTGCAGCGTCTAAGAAGTACTTAGACATAAGTGCACCTACGTTAAGTAGGTCACTAACTTGTGATTTATAGTAGTAGACATAGGCAACTTCATACTTACCACTTAACTTAAAGCCTGAAGCTATAAGCTTAGGTGTGATTAACTCACTATAATCCTGCTTAACCTTGTTTTGGATGAAATGATGCGCTGTACGCAACCAATTCATACCTACAAGAAATGTCTTAGAAGGCTTAGTTGCAAATGTCTGAGTATAGTAGCAAGGAACACTAATGTGTAAATGCTCTATATCTCGTCCAGGAGCTATTCCAATGTCGTAGCCAAGTAATGTATCCTCTAAAGTCTCTTTGTCGCTTGTACCCACCTTAACGTTACTCTCAGTGGATGACATAAGCAACCTTCTCATTAGTGTAGCATGTAGTACAAGTATTACATGATTTCTGCGTAGAACCTGGTAAGGTTACTGGACAGATGTTAATGCCTTTGGCAATTGCCATTGGTATATCAGATTGCCTTATTACATAGGAGTTTACACCGGCTCTTTCAGGCTTATCAAGTCCAATATTATCAGCAGATGGTCTTAGGGCTACATTAGGTAGTAATGCTATTCTAGATAGTACTGAGTTTACCGAAGAGGACTTGTCCATACGTGTAGGAAACCACCAACTTACATTAGGTGTTCTAGTTATAACTTCTTCAAGTTTAATAGCGAGCTCTTTAGTCTCACAGTCACCTGAATCAAATAGTCTTACCATATCAAGTTTATTACAAGCAACAACCATACGGTCTACGAAGTCAGATGTCCTATAGTCATCACGATTGTGTTGTCGTACAGCTTTAACTACTGGGAAACGATACATGCCCTTCAAAGCATAGCAGGATTTACACACCTCTACGTCCTTTGACATAGGGCATGAAATACCAGCCTCTAAACTCCATGATCGTACGCGTTTACCTTTAACATTCATCTTAGATGTGTTACTTAGTTTTATCATAGTGTGTCCGTCAGATCCGGAAGTAGTTCCCATTCAAGTTCTCCAATTTCGTCCCAGTCAAGTTCTGAGTCATCTTCAGCCATTTT